GGTATCTGGGAGAACGTGGCTGTATAAGTCCATTTTCATTGCTAATGTAGAATGTCCCAATATAGTTTGCATAACTTTGGGTGTCATTCCCCGCTCTAATCCTCTGGTCGCAAATGTATGGCGAAGCAAATCCAAACTTAAATAAAATCCAAACTTTCTGTCAATACCGTAGGAATATCGCTGTTTTAATTTGAAATAAGTTTGGATTTTGTTTTTTCTTCTTTGTCTAATTGCTGTATGTCTTCCATTAGCTCTCGTCATTTCAGTGCAACATTTTTATCAATCTTTTCTCAAAGTTAGAATATTAGCTGCAATTGGGAATAAAAATGATAAAAGTTTAATAAGAAATGTATGCTTTCTAATGGTTTGATACAAGCTTCTGTGTGTTTTAACAGGTTGCTTAAAGTAAAAATAAAATCCAAACTTTCTATGAGTTTAAGTCAATAAATATGCCTGTTTCCATAGGAAAGTTTGGATTTTATTTAAGTTTGGATTTCTCCATAAATCCAAAAGTTTAGATTTGCTTCGGAGGACTCGGGCCACAGGCCTGTACAGGGACGGTGTTCCGCTTGAAATGGTATCCACACTTTTGGGTCACTCTAATTCTGAAACTACTAAGCTGTACGCTTCCGCATCGGTTGAGCAACTTCGAGATGCGATGGAGAAAGGCCAGGAAAATGAGCCATCAGAGACACCCCTCTGGAAAGGACACGAAGATGAACTGAAGAAGAAGTTCGGTCTTGGATAACTTTTTTATCCGCATTTTTTTTCGGGAAAACACAGTATTCATGCGGTATTGTGAAAAAGATGCGGATAAAAAAATCCGTCGTATAAGGTTTATCCCTTGCTCCCCGTATTCCTAGAATAGATGACAACTTCATTGGCTCCTCCTAAAATAGATAAAAGAAAAGCACCTCCTAAGAAGTGCTACAGATTATCACAGAATTTAACTACACGGCAAAATGAATGCTTAACATAGTTTAGTTTCTCTAACTATTTGTACAGCATCATCACATTCATTACATGGCAAAGCACCCTTGTCTAACATTCTTTTATAAAAACTTGGTACCATATCAACCAAAAAAAGCCCATAGCTATTTTCTTCAGCAATTTCAAATATTTCGTAGATAAGTCGTTTTCCTTGTCCTTTATATTGCATAAACTTAGGTAAGAATATATTACTTATTTGAATCTGCTTATATTCATGATATATACAGAACCTTAATAAAATGAATGGTGTTTGCTTGGTCGGATCAAATTCATTATTATAATACCCCTTCATTCAATCTGATAGATATCATCTAAATAATCACTCATAACTTGAAAATCAAAATTTTGGCTAACATAATCGTCTTTTGAGGGTTCCAAATAAATAGTAATTTTCTCTTCTAATTGTTTTTGAATACACACATTATTATTCATATAATCTTCTCTCCATTCCACTTGATTGAGCAATTCTCTAATTTCGATTAACAAATAATCTTCATGCTATCTTTTCTTTTGAAAAATCCATACCATAATATCTTCTGTCATTCTTAGCATCATTAGTGCATCTTCTTTAGATGGTGTTTCAACAGTCCCTTCTTGCCTATGTGTTCCATAATCTGACAACATAGAATAGATACTATATATGGCTCTGGTCTTCTTATAACTTCCAGTGGCATTTTCCTCAAAGAAATCAGAAAGTTCTTTTTTCCCTAACGCATCTAAATGGTTCTTAATATCCTGCATGTTAGTACCATTATGTTCATCAGCAATATCTGCTGTTCCTCTAAACCATTTTGCAAATGAATCAGGCCCCTTATACTTTGAAAATAAGCCAGTCAAAGTAGTCCGGCAAGCCTCTATGCATGTTCCAAAATTTCCACTTACAAAAGAATCTATTGCACCTTCGTAAGAATCATATATTTCTGAATAGTTGTTCAATAGCCATTGCTCCAAACCATAAACATCAGCAACTTTTTCAGAATTTCCCGTTAAAGGCATTACATCAAAATGGTCTTCCTTCATTATGAGGTCAAATCCCAATAACTGATATAAATTAACTAACTCATCTACATATTTTTTATACCGATCATCTTCAAAATATCTTGTAGCTATATATGGGCTGATATTTTCTCCCAACTCAACGATAAGTAGCGATATCTTCTTCGTATCATTACTTTTTAATAATTCCGCAAAAACATTATCTAATCCCACAAAAATACTATATTCCTCATTTGGATTTTGCCAAGTTCCATTGTACCAGTAAGGTTCAAAATATCGAGAATAGTTATTATACAGATTACCCAGACCGCAACATCTCAGATATTTTTTTATTTGTCCATTTTCTTTTATAATAAAATATGGCTTATCTAAAATCGCACACATTTTAGCTAAGATTATTTCTCTTTCTTCCATAAAAAAACCTCCAATACAAATTTATGAAATAATCTTAGCATATCTGCATGGTATTAACAACTACTTAGAATACCAAAATCCCTCTATCATCATAAACGCTCCCGGCACTACCATCATTCCGTATCGCCCGGTCAAGTGCCATAACTATTGCAACCGCACCATCTATCTTCTCCATAGATTTCTCCTTATCAGGCTTGATATTGCCTGCCGGACCGGTACGGACAAAGATGTTATCCATCATCCACCGCAACACCGGATGCCCTCCATGTGCCAATTTCTTTTCAAGTGTCAATTTCATCAATTCCTTGCTCGGCGGTGACATATCTTTAAATTCCTGCCCAAGCGGAGCCACCGTAAATCCTAGCCCTTCCAGATTCTGTACCATCTGTACCGCTCCCCACCGGTCAAATGCAATCTCTTTGATATGAAACTTCTTCTCCAGTCCATCTATAAAATTCTCAATAAATCCATAATGGATGACATTGCCCTCTGTAGTCATCAGTTTCCCCTGTTTTGCCCACACATCATAAGGCCCATGGTCACGCCGCACCCACTGAATCATATTCTCTTCTGAAATCCAAAAATAAGGCAGGATAACATACTTCTCGCTATCATCCCTCGGAGGAAACACCAGAACAAATGCCGTGATATCAATGGAACTGGACAAGTCCAGACCACCATAACACTCCCGTCCAATCACCTCCTGTACATCTACTGGAAACGCACAGTTATCCCACTTTTCCATCTGCATCCACCGGTCAGACTGCTTCACCCACTGGTTCAGGCGGAGCTGCCGGAACAGATTCTCTTCTGCCGGATTATCCCTTGCGCTCAAATAAGCATTACGCACTTTTAAATATCAATGGTATGCCCCAATGACGGGTTGGACTCATACCAGACTTTCTCCAAAGTCCAGTCCGTATCATTCCCAGCCCCATAAATCACCGGATAAAAAGTCGGGTCAATCTTCCTCCCAAGAATAATATCCTCCGCCTTCTGGTGTTGTTCAAAGCAAACTGAATGCCGGTCCGTTCCTGCTGTGGTAATCAAAAAGAATAACGGCTGTGTCCTGGCATCACCGGAACCTTTTGTCATAACATCGAACAGCTCATGGTTCGGCTGGCTGTGTAGCTCATCAAAAATAACGGAATGAACATTCAATCCATGTTTCGTATACGCCTCCGCTGAAAGCACCTGGTAAAAACTGTTGGTTGGCTTATAAACCAGCCGTTTGACAGACATAATTGGCTTAATCCTCTTTTTCAATGCCGGGCACTAATCCACCATACCCACTGCAACATCAAAAACAATGGAGGCTTGCTGCCGGTCTGAAGCATAGCCATATACTTCGGCTCCCCATTCTCCATCCCCACAGGTCATATAAAGAGCCACACCCGCCGCCAGTTCCGATTTTCCATTCTTCTTCGGAATCTCCACATATGCCGTATTATACTGCCAGTATCCATTTTCCTTCACCGTCCCGAACACATCCCTGATAATTGTTTCCTGCTAGGGAAGCAAATCAAACGGCTGGCCTCGCCACCGTCCCTTTGTGTGTTTCAGGCAGTTAATGAACTCCACAGTCCGCCGTGCCTTTGCCTCGTCAAACACTACCCGCTTCCCCCTTTAAACAGCAAAAGCTCCATAGCGTCACTTTCTTTATTATCTCCGTTATCTGTCACAATTTGGGTTCTTGCAGATGGAGTCAATCCGAACTGTTCACAAAAACGATTTATGATTTTCAGATAAGTCTGTGCAATAGATACTTGGGGAACCTGTTGGCAATACCCGGATGGAGCTTGCATTACTGCACCATTTTCTGAAATATACTCCTCTGCCTCTTTCCATCTGGCATATGCCTGACAGTATCCGGCAAAAGCTGCCATGTCAATCTCAGTCAAAATTCCAAGCTGCTCCATCTGCTTGGCCATCCGTCTCCATTCCTTCTTTGCCTCCGCTTCCAGCCAACCCGGACATCTCGGAGCCTTTTTCTCCGGTCTCGGTTCATTCGGATTTAGGCTTCGCTTCCCCGGATTCCCCTCCAGCATTTTCACTGTTGTAGGTTTTGGCTTTCTTCCTCTCTGTGCCACTGTTATCCCCCCTTTCCATGCTGTTACCAACAAATCCGTAAATATCATTTAGTTTACAGGTTCTGAGGTATCAATATTTTCTTTACTTTCATATTCATAAATCTCTTTTTTGTGCAAGGCTAAACGTTCACAGGCAGCATTATACATCCACCTATCTTTTTCCATGAGAATATATTTTCTATCCAGATTTATTGCTGCTATACCAGTTGTTGCACTGCCAGCACAATTATCCAGGATTACATCACCTGGATTGCTATATGTCCGCATAAAATATTCAATTAATTTTACAGGTTTTTGTGTCGAATTTATTTTTCCATGTTGATTTCCATTGCTGAAGGTCTGAACATCTCTGGGATAACGCTCCGTACTGTCATAAGTACGCTCGCCTTTTTCAGTGCCATAAACTGGACTGCTCTTGAAGAGGCGGTGGGCAGTTTCCGATGATGTCCACATGTTTTCTGGGAATGATAGACCGGAAGTTTTTTATAAAACACACAGATATTTTCATGAGCTTTCATTGACATTCAAATGTCCCTTCGGATGTGTTTTATGCCAGATCTATTCGTAGCGGAATAGTTTCAAATTACTCATAATCAAGTGACTGGTAAATGGCTGGGCACTGAAAATCAGAATTGCACCATTATCTTTGATGATACGTTCATATTGTTCCCACATGGTCTCTAAATCTATTATGGCATCCCAGCGGCATTGTGTTACACCATAAGGGGGATCACATATTATGAGGTCAATAAATTTATCCGGGATGTATTTCATCCCTTCTAAACAGTCTATATTTTGAAAAGCATTTACTTCTATATTGTTTTTTCTCATTTTTAATATTGGTGATAGTCAGTTAAACAGTTGATATACCCGAACTTTCTTCACATAGCTCCTCTTATATGGTAAAATATACTTAAGAGGGGGCGGTGTGATGAACACACTACGTAATGATTTAAT